ATGCCAGCCAAAAAGCCCGCCGGACTGATCACCAGAGCCGAAACGAAGGCCGATAAAGCCGCTCGAATCGCACGCGAGGACGCCCTCAAGCCCTCGCGCGAGCTGCCCAAGCGCCCACCCACAGCCCTGGCCGGTCACAAAGTCGCGCAGGCCACCTGGCGGCGTTCGATGGCCACCTATCTCGATCTGGAAGCGTCCATCGTCACCCGCCTGGATCTCGATCTGCTGGTCGATTACTGCCTGCTGATGGAGCAGGTCACCCAGCTCGATGAGATTCGCGGCGCGGCCTACCAGGCATGGTCGGAGATCAATCGGAAGTTTAACGAGTTGTGTGCTGCGGGAAAACCCGACAAGGAAAAGAAGACCGTTTCTATGGAAACGGTCCAGCCCCCAACGGCTGAAGAGTTGGGAAAGATGGCAACCCGGCTTCAGGCAGCCATGACCGCAGTCAAGGACATCGACGGGCGCGCCGATCGCAAGCGCTCGCTATTATTGCAATTGCGCCAGTCGCTGTATCTCACCCCGCGCTCACGGGCTGGCACGGCGCCGGTCTCGCGCGAGGATGCGCCCGAGGTCGTGGATCCGATGGAACAGCTCCTCGGACAGGTCACCAGTTACGTCAACGGCGAATCAGGACATGAACAATGAAACGATGCCTGCTCGCGGTGATCCTTACCATCGTCCTGGGTGCGGTCATGTTCAGTGAAGCCCACGCCGCCCGGGCGGTTGCCTTCTTCGAAAACCTAAAGCACACCAAAGGCCGCTTCTATGGAGAGCCCTTTGTTTTGCTGCCCTGGCAAAAGTCGATCATCCGGGATGTGTATGGCACAGTCAACGCCCAGGGCAAGCGCACGATCAAGTATGTTTACCTGGAAGTTCCCAAGAAAAATGGGAAGTCCGAGATCGTTGCCGGGGCCAGTCTCTATCATGTCTTTGCCGATGGCGAGAAAAACGGCGAAGTGTACGGTTGCGCAGCGGATAAGGAACAGGCCAGTATCGTCTTCGATGTGGCGGTAGACATGGTTGACCAGGTGCCCGCCCTGAAGAAGCGCGCCAAGCTCAACCTGTCCACCAAGATGATCACGGATCGCGTGACCGGTACCTTTTACAAGGTTGTCTCTTCGGAAGCCTATTCGAAGCACGGTCTCAACGTGAGCGCCTGCGTGTTCGACGAACTCCACGCCCAGCCCAATCGCGACTTATGGGACGTGATGACCTTTGGTGCCGGGGATGCCCGCGAGCAGCCAATCTGGTGGATCATCACCACGGCCGGCGATGATCCGGATCGCATTTCGATCTGTTGGGAGCAGCACGAATATGCCTGCAAAATCCTGGCGCGCGACGTGATCGACCCCACCTGGTACCCGGTTATTTTCGGGTACGACGGTGAGGATATCTATAACGAGGAAAGCTGGAAGATCGCCAACCCCAGCCTGGGCGAGACGATCACACTCGACTCGGTGCGTGAAGCCGCCCGCAAGGCCAAAGAAAAACCGGCCGACGAGCGACTTTTCCGATGGTTGCGGCTTAACCAGTGGATCACCACCAAGTTGACTACCTGGCTGCCGCTCGATCTGTTTGATAAGACCGTGGGCACCTGGAATCGGGCCGGGTTGGTTGGCCTGGATTGTTTCCTGGGGCTGGACCTTTCCAGTACCACCGACCTGACCAGCCTGGCGCTGATCTTCCCCCCACAGGGAAAACAGCCCGACTGGCGCGTGATCTGGGAAAACTGGATCCCGGAAGAGAATATGAAAGAACGGATCCGCACCGATCACGTGCCCTATGACGTCTGGTCCGCGGGCGGGTGGATCATTCCCACTCCGGGGGACGTGGTCGACTATACCAAGATCGAAGAGAAGATCCTGGAATGCCAGCGGCTTTACCGAATTCAGGAGGTTGACAGCGATCCGGCTTTTGCCACCATGTTGCTGCAACGCCTGGCCCAGGCCGGGCTCACCACGGTGGGAGTCCCTCAGCTTTTTAAAGACTTGACCGACCCGATGAATCAGGTCGAGGTCTTGCTGAAAGGCAAAGCACCTGAAGAGGGTGAGTCGCTCGCCTTGCTTCGCGGACGCATGACCCACGAAGCAAACCCGGTAGCGCGCTGGGCATTTGGCAATACCAGCATTGCCAAGAATGGATCCGGGCTGATCAAGTACGTTAAGGAACACAAAGGCAAGGCCGTCATCCGCACCAAACGGATCGACCCGGTTGCGGCCTGGGTCAGTGGCATGGCCAGGGCCCGGTTTTATAAGAGCGATCTCGATCTATCCGCGGCGATCCTCTCTGAAGATTGGGGCATGTGATGTTAAAACGGTTTATTCAATTCGTGGCGACGATCCTCGATGATCTGCTCTTCCTGGCAGGCGGCGGACTGATCGTTTACGCCACCTATTTATTGAGCCTGGTGGCTGCCTTATATGTGGCCGGTGGGCTGTGCATATTGGTCGGGGTGCTGGTGGCCATCAGCAGGAGAAGCAAATGATATTAAGCAATGCAATTCAAAATATGGTCAAACCCACCTGGACCCGGCCGGAACTGGCGGCGAATTTCAGCTATACCACCAGCTCCGGGCAGGCGGTCTCTCCGGAGAGTGCCAAGCGCATCGCGACGGTTTATCGCTGCGCGAATATCATCAGCGATCATATTGCTATGATGCCGCTTCAACAATATATTTCTCGTAAATCCGGCGATATCCAGCGAGTGCGTCCAGATGCACTTCGCCGCAATATGGCTTACCTGGTAGAGGTCCAGCCTAACAGCAATCAGATTTCATTTATCCTCAAAAAGGCGGGAATCTTATGGCTGTTATTTTGGGGCGATATGTACATCTGGACCCCCCCCGGGCGGCGATTGCGTGAAATGTTTGTGCTGCCGTCCAATGCCGTTGCTCCATTTGTCGGGGATGACGGGCTGGTCTGGTATCACGTTCAGATCGACGGCTTCAGCGATGATATTCCTGGGGTTGAGGTCCTGCACGTGATGATCAATTCTACCAATGGCATCAACGGCAAGTCGATCTTGACCTATGCACGCGAAACCATCGGACGGCGGCAGGGCGCGAACGAAACTCAGGATCGTATGTATACCCAGGGGCTTATGCCTGGTGCAATGGTCCACGTGCCGGGCACAATCGATAAAGCCGCCCGCGAAAAAATACGCCTGTCTTATTCTGAAGCGGTATCGGGTGCAGCTAATTCTGGCAAGCTGCTGGTACTGGATGACAAGATAGACAAATTTGAGGTAATCCCGATCAGCGCGGCAGATGCTCAATTTTTAGAGTCAATCGCAGCTACCGAAGTGGATATCGCTAATTTCTTCGGAATGCCATTATATAAACTTAACTTCGGCAAGCAAAGCTATGAGAGCAATGATCAACAAAAGCAAGATTATCTCGACAGCACCCTCGATCCCTACCTGGTCCAAATCGAACAAGCGGCCCAGGTGGCTTGGCTAACCCAAGAAGAGCAGGCATACAGCTATTGGCGGTTCAACCGTAAGGCAATGTTGCGCATGGATGCTAAAACCCGGTCGGTCTACCTGAAGGACAATATTCTCTCGGCCCAGATGACCCCCAACGAGGCCCGCGCGGTGGAAGATGAACCGGCTTATCCGGGTGGTGATCTCCACTTTATCCCGTCCAACATGGCGGTAGTCAACCCGGATGGCACGATTCAAATGATTTCGAAAGACATTGGAGGTAAGAGTGTCCCTTAAACCCATGCGCATTTTCGAAGGAAATGCCCAGCCCCACCAACCCTTTTGGCGTTTTCGGGACGCTGCCGGCAGTGAAAGCGGTGAGCCTGAACTCGAATTCTACGGCGTCATTTCTGAATTTTCGTGGCTGGGGGATGAGATCACCCCGAAGATGTTTAAGGATGACCTCTACACCCACGGCAAGGGCGGCCCGATCACCGTCCGGATGAACTCGGGCGGCGGTGATGTGATTGCCGCGTCGGTGATCCGCTCGATCATCGTCGATTATCCCGGTACGGTCACCATGCGCATCGATGGCCTGGCGGCTTCGGCGGCCACCTTTGTGGCGATGGCGGGCGACCGGGTGAAGATGCAGGATACCGCCTTTTTCATGATCCACGATCCGAGCGTGATGGCCTGGGGCACGGTCGATGAACTCAAGGCCGCGATTGACCTGCTGAAAACGGTCAAGGCCGGGATCGTGGATGCCTATCAGGGTAAGACCAAAATGCCCGCGGAAAAGATCGCCAAAATGATGAGCGATGAAACCTGGCTCACGGCGCGCGATGCCCTGGAGATGGGCTTCATCGACGAGATCATCTCAGCGCCAGGCGCGAAGAAAGCCCCCAAAAACCTGGCGATTATGAATTACGTGAATGTTCCGGTGGAGCTGCTCGAGCCCGAGCCCGAACCGGTGCAAAGCATCACACCCGAGGTAGAGCGCCTCCGTGATGAAGTTCGTTTACTCATGTAAGGAGAAAGGTATGACCCCCAATCTGAAGATGTATTTAGATGCCGTTACCACGGCGGAGGCGCATGTCCAGGAAGTGGCTGCGCAAATCGATGCCCTGTTTACCCAGGGAAAACAAGCCGATGCGCTGGCCATGCGCCCCGATTTGGAATCGGCTAAGGCCGCGGCCAAGAGTGCCAACGAACTCTATTTGAGTATGCGCGGTGCCGGTGGCGAAGGCGGCGAGCGTGACGCCGGTTCCAACCTGACCCGGCGCTTGATGCAGGTCGACGATCGTTCGCTGGCCATCGGCATGAGTCAGAGCGAGATCGAGAAATACAGCCTGGTGCGCCTGATCGGATCGGCTGCCGAAGCGCTGCGCGGCAATGCCCGCGCGCTGGATAGCGCAGGTCTGGAAATGGAAGCCAGCCGGGCTATGGCCCAAAAGTTGGGGCGCAACCCCCAGGGCTTTTTCGTGCCGTGGGATGTGATGATCACCCCACCGGCTGCCCGTGGTGGCGCGGTGCGCATTCGCAATACCCAGTCGGTGGGCGATCCCACGACCGGCGGCTACCTGGTGGAGACCATGCAGGGTTCGTTCATCGACGTGCTGCGCAATAAGATGGTCACCCGCCAGGCGGGCGCCCAGGTCCTGACCGGATTGGTCGGCGACGTGGATTTTCCCAAGAAAACCGCGTCTTCGACGGCCTACTGGCTGGGCGAAGGCACCAGCCCCACCAAGTCGCAACTGACCTTTGGCCAGGTGGAAGCCCGCAATCGCACGGTTGGGGCCTATGCTCAACTGACCCGCAAGCTGCTCAAACAATCCAGCATGGACGTTGAGATGATGGTGCGGGATGATATGGCTACCACGTTGGCGATTGCCATTGACGCCGCTGGTCTGCACGGTTTGGGTTATGCCAACCAACCGCGCGGCGTGGCCAACACGCCAGGGATTGGCTCTGTGGTGGGCAACACGAATGGCGAGGCTCCGGATTGGACCGACATTGTCGACCTCGAAACCGCGGTGGCCATCGATAACGCCGATATCGGCGCCCTGGCCTACATCACCAACACCAAAGTGCGCGGCAAGCTCAAGAAGACCCTGATTACCACCACTTACGGCGACAAAATGGTCTGGGGCGATGGACCGCAGCCGCTCAACGGCTACCCGGCCTACGTCACCAACCAGGTGCGCAGCGACCTGACCAAAGGCAACCAGTCGCTCAGTTCGGCGATCTTCTTCGGCAACTGGAACGATCTGATCTACGCTCTGTGGGGCGGGCTGGATATCCTGGTTGATCCCTATACCAACTCGACCAGCGGGGACGTGTTGGTGACGGCTATGCAGGATGCCGACGTGGTTGTTCGCCGGGCCGAATCGTTCAGCGCCATGTTGGACGCGCTGACCGCGTAAGTTTTTTCATGCGACTGGCCCCGGATGACCGGGGCAGTCGCCGGGTTTGAGAATTGGAAGGAGTCTGTTATGGATAGCATTTTGAAAGACTGCAAGATCTCGCTCTTAGCCCTCAAGGCTGCCAGCGATAACGAAGCGATCAACGGCAGCGGGGTCGACATGCAGGGCTTTGACAGCGTGGCCTTTATTGCCGGCGCGTATCGCGGCAATGTTGGCTCCCCGACCATCAAGGTCCAGCAAGATAGCGACGTCGCCTTCGGCACTGCCGCCGATCTGCTCGGCACCAGCGCCACCTTCACCACCGCGGCCGGTACGGATGGATTGACCACCGTCGAGATCCACAATCCCGGTAAGCGTTATCTGCGCCCGGTCTTGACCATTCCGGATTGGACTGCCGTAGCTACGTTCTGTATCGCGATCCAGCACAACGCCATCGACGAACCACAGACCAACGCCGGCGAGATCCACATCAGCCCGGCTGAAGGGACCGCCTAAATGAGCAAGCGCACGCGGGTACTGGATACGGCCCGCGGTCGGGTGGCCGATCTCCAGGTTGAGGTTGTCAACGGAGATGGCACGTATGCGGTTTTGGCGCTGGCCTCCAGCGCCGAAGCCGCGGCGGGCACCAGTGAAGAACTGGCGGTAACTCCCAAAGGGCTGGCCGATCTGGCTGCCGGGTTTGTGCCCGCTGCCAGCACAACGGTACAGGGCAAGGTCGAACTGGCCACCGATGCTGAGGTGCAAACCGGGACCGATACCGGACGAGTGGTTACCCCTGCCGGATTAGCCGCTTGCACCTCGACCGATGCTCGCAAGGGCGTGGTCGAACTGGCTACGGACTCCGAAGCGATTGCGGTCACCGATGCTGCCCGGGCAGTTACCCCGCACGGGTTGGGCGCGGCTTTGGCCAAGTTGTTCGTGATCTCGTTCACCGGGTCGAACCTGGCCGGGGCTTGCACGGCCACCGGCGTGGCGGTCAACGATGTCCTCTTCGGCGTGGCCGGTCTCACCGAAGTGGGCCAGGTCGACAGCAAGTTCGAAGCGGTTGTATCGGTCGTCAACCAGATTCAGCAATCTGCCGCGGAAGACCTCTCTACTAAGAACTTCCTGGCGTTGGTTTACCGGCCATCATAGGAGCTGACCAGTGGCAAATATTCTGAGCGCGGCGGAAGCTGCCAATGTTTTGAGATGTGACGTAACGGACGCGGCCATGCTCCAATTGCTGCCACTGGTCGACTCGTATATCAAAAACGGAACGGGGCGCGATTGGACTGCGGATACCACCATCCATCCGATGGCAAAGGCCGCAGCTCAAATGCTGCTGGTAATGTGGTACGAAGATCCGGGGATGCTGGGCCGGTTTCGGAATTTTGGACAAACCGCTCCGCTCAGCTTTGGGTTGACTGCGGCTTTAGCGCAATTGGAAGCACTTGCTGCACAGTACAAAACTTTTGTGGGCAGCAATGGCGCCGGGGCTTGCGTTCTATCCGGGGCGCAGATCGGCGATAGCGTTTCCAGTTTGATCGGCCTGGTTGGCGTGACCGGCGATCAACATGCGGCGTTCGAGTCGGTTATCACCGTGGCGGACCAGATCCAACAGGTAGCCAGCGGCGATCTGAGCGCTAACTGGTATCGGGCTTACCTGATTTCTCCGGAGAGTCTATGAACCCAGGCGACCTGCGCTATCAGATCACGATCCAGCAAAAGACCACGGTCCAGAACAGCTTCGGAGAAGGAACCGATACCTGGACCACCGTAGCCACCGTCTTCGCCGCGGTCGATCCGCTGCGCGGGCAGGAATATCTGGAAGCCAGGCGCCTGCAAGCCGACATCGACGTCCGCTTCCGGATCCGCTATCGGGCCGGGCTTACGCCGGCAATGCGCGTGCTGCATGATGGCCGCTATTTCAACATCGAATCGGTCATCCACGTTAAAGAACTGCGAAGAGAGATCCAACTGATGTGTAGGGAGCTGATCAATGACGGTTAGAGCAACATTAAGTTTCAAGTTGATTGGTGGCAAAGAGTTGCACGATAAGCTGCATAAAATGGGCGAGAGCGTAGTACATGCGAATGCCAGGGCTGCTCGTGAAGCTGAACTTCCTATTCTGAGAGAGGCAAACCTCCTGGCTCCCGGTCCTCATATTTTGGCGTTGACCTCCGTCATTGAAAGCACTGAGGACTTGTCGGTTGTAAATATCGGGCCGGATCCTGAGCATTGGTATTACTGCTTTACGGAAACCGGTACCAGTGCGCATGAAATATTTGGGCAACTTTCTCGTCCAAAAGGATGGGTTGGAAATAAGCGCGGAAAGCCATCTAAAACCGGAAAAAAGATGCTGCGATTTATAAGCCGGGGCACGTTCGTAACGGTCAAGAAAGTTAATCATCCAGGCATGCCCGCCCGTCCATTCCTTCGCCCGGCGATGCAACATAATACTGAACTTGCCTATAAGATTGCGGGGGAGGTCTTTATGCGCGAGATCAACAAGGTGATCAAGTGACCACCATCGAAGAAGCGCTCCGAACCCTGGTCACCACCAGCGCGGCGTTCGTGCAACTGGGGGGCTTGGGCTGGTATCCCAACCTGGTCCCGCAAAACGCAAAGCTGCCCGCGGTGGCTTACCAGGTGATCTCTACCCATCCCGCCCACTCGCATTCCGGGCCGGTGGGGTTGATCAAGCGCAATTTCCAGTTCACCATCGATGCCCGCAGCTACGCCGAGGTAAAAAAGATGTCCTGTACCCTGCGCCAGGTGCTCGATGGCTATCGCGGCACGGTGGATGGGGTCGTGATCGGCGCCATCCTGTGGCAAAACGAAAACGACGGTTATTTTGATGAAAGCGAAATTACAACCGTGCGTCAAGACTATATGATCGAATATCAGGAGTAGAAAGAAAATGACAAGACTTGCGTTAACTCCCAAGACCTTGCCCGGCAGCTATCCGAGCCTGCCACTGACGGCTAATTCAGTAGATTTCACGTTCACCCCGGCCGGGGCATCCTTCGCGGATGGCGCCAGCTATCCCCTGACCGGAAACGAGATCCTGCTGGTCCATAATGGCAACGTGGGCGCTCAGACCGTCACCATCTCCAGCGTGGTTGATGATCTCAATCGGACCGGAGATATCACCACCTATTCTCTCGCCGCCGGCGAATATGCCGCGTTTGGTCCGTTCAAAGAGAAAGGCTGGAGGCAATCCACCGGCCTGATCCACATCGCGGCCAGTGCCACCGATGTGGAGTTTGCCGTTCTCAAGCTGCCGGCCAGCAACTAACCACCAGGCCACCCGGCCGGAAAGGAATTCACTATGGCTTTATCAGCGTTCGCTACCAAGTTGCAACTGGGCAATGCGGCCACGCCCGAGGTCTTCACCAACGTGGCCGAAATTACCGATATGTCGGGCCCTTCGCTTTCGCGAGACAGCATTGAAACCACCAATCATCAAAGCACCAACCATTTCCGCACGTTCATGCCCGGTTTGCGGGACGGCGGCGAGGTCAGCTTCAGCGTGAACTTCGACCCCTCCCTGGGCACTCACGACGAACTGACCGGGTTGCTCGCGCAATACAATGATGACCTCACCCACAACTATCGGATTGTGTATCCCCAGTCCGATACGGAAGGTTGGGCCATGACCGGTTTTTTGACCAAGATCGAAGTGAAGAACCCGATCGACGACAAAATCAGCGGTGACATCACCCTCAAGCTTACGGGCAAGCCGGTCTGGGGGACCTTCTAACATGGCCACCTTTTTAACGCGGGATGATATTTTGAAAGTCCAGGACCTCAAGGTCGAAGAGGTTCCCGTTCCGGAATGGGGTGGAGTCGTTCTGGTCCAGGGCCTGAGCGGAACCGGGCGCGACGACTATGAACAAACCATCGTCGTCCAGAAAGGTAAAGACACGCGGGTCAACATGCGCAATGCGCGCGCCAAACTGGTAGCGCTGAGCGTGGTCGACGAGCAGGGGCGCCGCCTGTTTTCGGATGCCGACGTGAGCGCGCTGGGCAAAAAATCAGCCGCGGCGCTACAGCGGGTCTTCAATGTCGCTTCCCGCCTGTCGGGGATCTCCGATGAGGACCTGAAAGAGCTTACGGAGGAATTAGAGGAAAGCCCTTTCGAAGGTTCTGCTTCCGCTTAAGTTTACGGCTGGGGATGCCGGTCGCAGAAATGTTATCGCGCATCTCCAGCCGGGAATTGTCTGAATGGATGGCGTTTTACAGTCTGGAGCCGTTCGACGAGTCGCAGGCGGAGTGGCGAGCTGGGATGATTGCATCGACCCTGGCGAACACAGCCCGCGATCAAAAGAAAAGAGCCCAGCCGTATCAACCCTCCGACTTTATGCGGGAATCGTTCAAAGAAAAATCGGAAGCCCCGGATCCCGATTCTATTCCAAACAAGATCGATCTGGCGTTTGCGTTATTAGGAGGCGTGCGTGACAACCCTGGCGAAACTCGTTGTTAAGCTGGTAACCGACGTCAGCGAATTTGAGGCCGGGATCCAGGCCGCGAATAAAAAAATGACGAAATTAGGGACGGATATGAGTAATGTCGGCCAAAAACTAACGACCGGCATTACTCTGCCCGTTGTGGCACTGGGCGCAGGCGCGTTAAAAGCGGCTGCCGATTTCGAACAAGGAATGAGCAATATCAAAGCCGTTTCCAGCGCTACCGGCGCGCAGATGGAATCGCTGACCAAGCTGGCCATGAAAATGGGGGCTGAAACCAAGTTCTCGGCAAAAGAAGCGGCGTTGGGGATCGAAGAGTTGATCAAAGCCGGGCTATCGGTCGAGCAGGTCCTGGATGGTGGTCTTCAGGGCGCGCTGACCCTGGCGATTGCCGGAGATTTAGCATTGGGAGAATCGGCGGAAATTGCCGCTACAGCTTTGAATGCGTTTAAATCGGACGCGCTGAGCGTCGCCCAGGCCGCCGATATCCTGGCCGGCGCGGCGAACGCATCGGCAACCGACGTGCAAGGGTTGCGTCTGGCGCTATCCCAGGTCTCTGCCGTTGCCAGCGCAGTCGGTCTATCGTTTAAGGATACCGTTACCGCCATTGCCCTGTTTGCGCAAAATGGGTTAAAGGGAAGCGACGCCGGCACAAGTCTTAAAACTATGCTGATGAACCTGATTCCAACCACAAAAAAGCAAATCGAGTTATTTAGTGAGTTAGGCTTGCTTACCGCTCAAGGGACCAGCGCATTTTTTGACCAAACCGGAAAGCTGAAAAGCCTCACTGAAATTGCCAACTTACTGCAAACGTCTTTGAAGGGGCTAACCGAAGAGCAGCGCTTAGCGGCCCTCAATACCATGTTCGGATCCGATGCGATCCGGGCGGCAAATATTTTGTATAAAGAGGGCGCTAAAGGGGTCACCGATATGTACGCTGCCATGAGCACTACCACGGCCCTCGACACCGCTAAGACGAAATCGGATAATCTGAATGGGGCTATTGAAAATCTCAAAGGGTCAGTAGAAACATTGGGAATTAGTGTCGGTACGTTGCTAATTCCGCCTGTAAAAGATTTAGCGAACTGGTTGACCGGCCTGGTAAACGGCATAAATGAACTTCCCCCCGGAATAAAAGAAGCCGTTGTCAATTTCGCGCTGTTTGCGGCGTCTATTGGCCCTGTTTTATGGGTTGTAGGCGGATTGATCAGAGATATTATGACGATCCGAGGCTTATTTATTACTGGAGGTGCGTTAGCCGAAGTTGGAAAATGGTTTATGGGATTAGGCGGTCTCATCAAGGAATTTCTGATTCCTGCTGTTGGTACCGCGATCAAAGCTTTAGGTGGGCTAGGCCCAATATTTACCACAATTCTATGGCCCGCTTTACTTCTTGGCGGTGCGATTTCTTTGCTGATTATTGTTATCCAAAACTTTGGCCCACAGGCAATCGAATGCTTACAAAGGCTTCCGGCTGTGTTTAACGAAGCGTTCAAAAGAATCCAAAAGATGGTTGGGGATTGGGCCAAAGGTGTAAGCGATAAGCTTTCCGAAATAGGCCCGGCAATTATGGGCGCGATTCGCAATGCAATCAACGTGGTCGGCAGTTGGGGCAATGCTTTGTACCAATTCGGGCGCGATCTGTTGGCCGGGTTCGTCAACGGTATTTTAAGCTTTGCCACGAAAGTAGTTGAAACGACCCGAGATGTGGTGCGGTGGACCGTCGATGCGGTAAAAAAGTTTCTCGGGATCAAAAGCCCGAGCAAGGTCTTTCGAGACATCGGTGAAGACATGATGGCTGGAATGGGAGAAGGCATAACCGTATTCTCAATCAATCCGATACAAGCGGCCACAAAAGCCGCTGAAGCCACCGGTGATGCTACCGCCACAGAGGTAAAGAGCAACATCGATGATATAAAAATGATTATTCAAAGCTCTAATCTGGCCAAAGTCTTTTCTATTGCCGGGCAAGACGCAATGACCGGATTGGCCTCCGGAATGTATGACACCGCTGGTATGCCAGTCCAGGCGGCAATAGATGCGTCCAATGAAATCATAAAGGTAATCCCGGATTTCCGGGAAATCCTGCGCGGGAGAAAGGCCCCGGTTGAACCCGTTGAGCCCCCGATGGATCCGAAAGTTAAAAAAGCAAGCACTCCGGATTTCAGGAGCATACTGCGTGGACGGCGTCCTGCCGGAGGTTATACAGGCGCGGGTTTTCCTGGAACCTATAATTCAACCATTCCAGCCGCCAGTAGTATCCAGAGTGGTGGCTCCAGGCAGGTTTCAGTCGGTCCGATCAATATCACTGGCGATATGAGCCCAGCCCAGAAAGAGTCACTCTCGGATGAGATTTATAAAATGATCAGCGATAACCTGGTTTCCGTATTGGAAGGTGCCTGATGGCCAATGAATTCAAGATTGCCACCTATGTTGCAGGCGTAGCCGGGCTGACCCTGCTATCGGCCCTGACCGTCCCCATTCCGGATCCCCAGGCTCATTTCCGGCTCTATACCGACTATGAGGACCTGGGCGATAAAACCAAGCTCGGTATAGGCGCGCCCTGGGCCGAGTGGCGCTTTCCGGTGCTCACTACCGAGCAGCGCAATCAGTTGCGTTATTATTGCGCCGGTGCATCGCTCCGGCTGTACATCCGCACCATCAAAGAGGATCAGCTCACCTTTGCCTCTTACCTGGCGGTCATGGTCTGGCCGCTGGACGAACCGCCCGCGATCGGTGGCCTGATCGAAGGCTTGATCCTGCGCTTCGAAGACCTGGAGGTACAAAGCTGATGGCCCGCGCCATGACCACCCCCGAACAAACCCTGATGCGCACCGCTGGCCAGCGCAGCAAATTGCGCCTGGCGATCTACAATCCTGCCACGGTCTATGCTGCCAGGGTCAATCAGACCATCACCACCACCGACCAGGTCAAAGAGCTCATCTATGACGGCGGATCGGGCACCCTGGCCAACGTTCTGCCCGATATGACCCTGCTGGTGGGCACTGCCGCCGGACTGGGCGATAAGGGCGTGCTGCGCATTCGCAAGGCGCCCAGCGCAACTGTGATTTATTTCAACGAAACCAGTGAGGTCGCTTGGGCCGATAATGATTATCTGACCGTGTTAAACGAGTTCCTGCCCGCAGCCCGACCGGTCTTTACTGCCGGCGAATCGCTGCTGATCGATTCGGAAATCGCCTACACCGGGCAGCACTTCTTTTGTGAGCCTGTGCCGATTATGGGGCCGGCTGTGGCCGTGCTCGAACTTACCGGCGCCAGCGTCAGCCACACCCGCAGCCCGGGCGCGTCTTACTGTCCAGGGTCGACGATCAGCACCTACGCCTGGGCAGCCACCGGCCCGGCATCCGTCACCATCACCAATGGGACCACAGTCACCCCGACCTTTGTATTTACCGCTATTGGCTGGTATCGCCTGGCATTGACGGTCACAGCCGCCAATTACGTCAGCCGCACGGGGTACCGCTGGGTTTATATCTGGGATGCAGCTCACCCGCTGATCGACTTCTCCGGCCCGGCCCCCACCGGCAGCCAGGACGCCGGCGGATGGGAATTTTCCATCACCAAAGCCAACCAGGCTGATCTTACCTACATCGATGATCGCGCAATGGTGGCCGTAGTGGCAGAGGATTGGTATGGATCGACAAAGCAATCCGTAGGACCCGTATCCGGATTCGAAAACGTGGTGGCCATCGGCTGGATCTCCGGAGAAACCATCGAATGGGATCCGCGTAAGTTTTCGGTCAAGTTTTCGGTCAAGGGTCCGCATTACTGGCTATCGCAGCTCAACGCCCAATCGGTCACCCTCAAGAATATTACCGACGCCATCCCAACCGAGTGGGACCAATTCCACGACCTGACCGTCGACCAGGCGCTCTGGCACGTGTGCGCCTGGCGCTCGACGATCACGACCTGCATGGATGTGTTTTTGACAGGGGATACCGCGTTGGTGCCGATCATCAGCGGTACGGGGTCCTCACTGTGGGAGGCACTGCGAACCATCTCCAAAAAGATCGGAGCATCGCCACTCTGTGACCGCTATGGTCGCCTGTTCATCGAAGTCGATACCCAAGTTTTACCCACTGCCGATCGGGCCGCGATCCCGATCGTGATGGACGTCGGCAAGGTCGACTGGAAGGACAGTATCCAGCTTGCGCGCCGGTTGACCCGGGTTGTATCCATCCTGGATTTATCGGCCCAATCCTACGATGGCACGACCACCACTCAGATCCTGGCCCGCGCGCCTGGCAATGTCGGCGCCCAGTATGGACGCCCTGACACCTCAGACGGTTGGATCGTCCCTACCCAGGACCGTGCTAACGAACTGGCCGGGCTGATTTGGGCGCAGCGCAATAACGCCTACCCGGTCGAACCGATCTCAATCGCCGCCAACAATCGCATGATCGATATTTGCCCACGCCAGGTGATCACCCAGTCGCTGTCCACCGGCGATACTGTGCGCGGCCTGAGCTGGACCACCCGGCGATTGATCCCGCGCCGAGTCGAATTTGTGCTCAATCCCAAAACCGGGCGGATGCACACTGAGGTTGAAGCCGAAACCGAGACGACCGGACCGGTGGGGGTGAAGGTTATCCCATCGCAGCCGCCTGTGGTCAATATTCCGCCACAACCACCGATTCCGAAAAATCCTCCGCCAGGATGGGTAGATACGCCCTGGTACCCGCCATACGTCCCAAAAGAGCCTAAACCAGGAAGCTGTGGAAGCGATTTAGGAAGCCATAATGGTCCGTGGACCTTATATTTTGATAACAACATTTTGCTTCCGAGCAATTCGGTTTATGCCTATTTCCCTGCCGCGATCCGGGCGAAGTTGGCCGGATATAACACAACCTATATGGAATTATATGCAGTCGCGCAGTTTATTTCTGCTGATTTAATTTCGGTGGCAGCAATAGATAATGCGAAAGCTGTTCTTCTAAACGGATTTTTTAATAACGATCCGGTTAATAGCTATGTAGTTGAGGGACGCGGGGTAAAATTCGAACCAACCAACTGCATGGAAATTGCAGGAATAAAAATATCATTAGGTAGTGGTACTGATTGGGATTGGAACGACGACCAGCCACACGGGTGGCAGGATAGTGGCACTCCTTACGGCACGTTTGGGATGATGCCGTTGGGTGGGGAATCGTGTCCTCCTGTAACTACGTATACAGGTGGGGTAACGATGAATCAAACCACCTGTGGTGGCTCTACGGATCATGACGTATTTCTGGCTTTGCCTCAGGGAACAGGGAGCGCCACAGGCGCTTATGTCATATTTAATGTGACCTGGGTAGATTGGGATCATGATCATCCTGGAAATTGGCGCTATTTGATCGCGGGGATTACCTATACGGACCATACATACGACACGGTGACAATTTATACCGGTTATGAGAACCAACCGGTAAATTATTACGCCTATGTTAGCGCCGGGAATGAAAATAAGGAGGTCGGGCGAATTGATATTGTGCTGCTGGGGTGGTATGCGGGGTGCATTGTGAGGATCAATTCGGTCAACCTGGTTGGATTCTCTGTTTCGGCGGGACAACGAGTCTTGATCTCGCCATCGTATCTCTATAATTTGGTGCAGTCATGAGCAATTTAGCATTACGCAAGGCATTTGACCGCAGAATCGGGAAAAAGCAGGACAAACAAATCGCGTTGCCAGGCTTGTTGGGAAATGGCAGCGGTCTGGTCAGTGTTTCAGGGCGCGAAAATTATGTGTATATACGGGCGTGGGATGGGATCCAGGAAATATTTAACAGTCGGGTGCCGCCTGAAAATGATATCCAGGTGTGGATTGGATATGACCCGGTACAGCCAGATTTGTTGCAAGTGCTCTCAACGCGATCTGATGCACCAGGCGGAGCGAATGCAGGATACGCGCCGGCGAGCCGGTATGAGTATGGCGGGGCCGATCCGATCCATCTCGATAAACGGCAGGCGATGTGGGGAGGGTACGTTGGCCGGGTAAGCGGGATGGTGATTGGGGTCTGGCCGGATTATATCTGGAGCGGAGCGGAACATGTGCTGTGCGCGTACCAGACGCTGGACTTGACCACGCACATTCCGGCCACGACGGGCAAGGCGGCGGCGGTGCTGATTACATGGAACACCAGCGGCGTGGCGGTGGCTACCAAAGGCAGCGAGGTGGACTTTGCCAGCCTGACGCTGGCCAATTGCCCGGCGGCGCCGGCCGGGACCGTGAAGGTTTTGGCGGCGGTGCGGGTGTACTACGGTCAGACCGCGGTGCAGGAGACACAGACCAACACCGATATCATCGACCTTCGGGATAGCGCGTATGGGGCCGGGTCGACCATTGCGCCGGGTACGGTGCCATTGTCGGCGCTGGCCAACATTGCAGCTAATACGGTGATCGGGAATAACACCGGGTCGCCGGCGACGCCGGCGGCGGTGACCATTGGAGACCTGACGGCGTCTTCTCCGTTGGCGGTGAGCGCAACCCGACAGGTGATCGGTGGGGCGGCGGCGGTCAAATTGGGGGCAAGCGCGGCGGATAAATATTTGTATTCGACGGCGCTGGATACGTGGGCAGAAGGAGTAATAACAGCAGCGGGGCGGGCGCTTTTGGATGATGCGACGGCGGGGGATCAAAAGGCCACGTTGGGGATCGGTGGGATGGCTACGTCGATCACGGCAGGCAAGATGTTGACGTTGGCGGCGACGGATAATTACACACTGACGGTGCCGGCGACGGGGACGACAGCGCTACTAGCAACCGCTAACGCATTCACGATTGGGCAGTCTATAGCCGGATCTTCTGACATCGTGCAACTCAAAGTTAAAGCGAATGCCACACAAACCGCAAACACGTTTGAAATACGCAGCAGCAGCAACATTCTGCAATTAGGCGTAAACGGGAATGGGGAATTGGGTCTTGGAACTGGGGCAGTTGCTGGAGTTATATTCAACGCGGTAAAAACATATACCGATACAACCGGGTACATGTATGGGATGAAATTCATTCCGATCCTGTCACCAACGGCGGACGGGACGGCTAATCTAATCTCGTTTGCGCTGTATCCAACAGCCGGTCAAGTTGCCTACGATCTCAGTTCTATAACGGGTTTCTTCATCCAGCCGTCTATCCAGCACCTGGCTGGGGCCAGCATTTCCAATGTGCGCGGCATTCAGGTGCAACCCGATTTCACAGTAACCTCTGCGGGTACCGTTACAAACAGTCAGGCTATATATATTCCTGATATCAACAAGCACGCAAGCTCAACTGAGGCATTGACTAACCAATATGGTATTTATATGGATAGTCAAACCAAAGGAACCAATAATTATGTTATCTATACTAATGCCGGATTGGCTCGGTTAGGAGACCAGCTCTCAATTGTTGGGAGCGCAGACCGGCAGCAGCTTATTATCACTGGATATTCAACGCAGGCAGTAGCGACGGCGATGGCGCAGATCACACGCAACGATGCTGCGGCAGGCGTGTCGGCTATGCTCGGTCTGACCGCTCTTGGCAGCGGGGCGGCAGGGGATGGCGGGGCGATCTATCTGCGTGGTAAATCGAGCACAACCGCGGGCCAGGATATGGCGCGGATTGAGTATTTATGGACCACGGCCACACACGCGAGCCGGACGGCTGATCTAATATTCTCGACCACGTTGGCCGGGACGCTCGCGGAAAAATGGCGGATGACCGGGTCCGGACGGCTCGATGGCATGAAGGCCGGAATCACAGAGGAGGGAGGCTTTTACGTCGTCTTGGTCGCCGGTGAGGATTTAGCGCGTGGGGAGGTGGTATCGAATAGCACCACGACCGACGGGCGAGTTGTTAAAAATCCAACCGATAGTGATATGCCGTGGGGGGTGGTATACGCGGATGCAACTACCGGAAATCCTGTCAAAATTGTTACGGATGGGATCGCGTATGTCCTTCCGGAGAGCGGGGTAATGGCGGCGCGGGGGTATGTGATTTATTCGTCGGGGAGCGAGGCAGGGCGGGGAGCGCAGGCGTCGAGCGTGCCGGCGGCTTTACAGCACTGGCGCGAGATTGGGCACTTCATTGACACAGGTTCGGGCAATGGGGCGTTGACCCGGGCTATCATTCACCAAAATTAGGAGAGAGCAATGGCAACAAGCGATCAAAAAAGCAATCACGTTACCAAAGTGCGCCAAGCTGCTACGCGGTTAATGGATTGCGTCAAAGAACTTAACGGCCTGCGGGTCGATTGGGATGCGCTCGGGCTGAGCACAGAGTTGGCAGATGAGGATTGCCAGGGTAACACTGCGGCGGATATCGCGGCGGTGTACACAAGCCACGCGGCGATCAATGCGCTTTTAGCGCAGGGGCACGCGACCAATCTGACGAAAGTGAGGGCGGGATGAGAGTCAAATTGTCGGATGTGTTGAATGCCAATCGGGCACTGCAAAACCTGGGCGGGGTCAAGCTGCCGGCGAAGGGGGCCTGGCGGGTGGCGATGATTGCCAAAAAAATTACGCCAATCGTGGAGACGTTCGAAGCGACCCGGAGTGAGATTGCGATCCGGTATGGGGCAACGGAGAGCGCGCCGGTGCCGTCTGAGCGGATGGCGGAGTTTGTCGAGGAATTAAACGAGCTAGTGAAGGAAGAGGAGGCGATCGACGTCGTGCGGTTGCGGCTGAGCGATTTGGGAGATGCGCTGATTGCGCCGGCGGATCTGGCGGCGCTGGAGTTTCTGATAGACGGTGATGCGTAATCCCATATTTAAAAAAGATAACCTTGTGTAATTGCACAAGGTTATCTTTTTATTAGAGGTGCATGTTGTCGACCGGACTGGCTTTGCGGTGGGCACACTCAAGATCGGTCTGGGCAATTTGCAGATATACTTTCACCATGTCCAGTGTGGTGTGGCCCAAGATCGCCTGGAGAGTATAAATGTCTCCGCCATTACGTAAATAAAAAATGGCAAACGTGTGTCGGAAGCGATGCGGGTGTACATCGGGGATGTCGGCACGTTCGCCGGCATTGCGCAGCATATCGCCCAATTGGTCGCGGCACAGTGCGCGATTTTGGTCGGTTACAAATAGTGGCTCATCTGCGCGGGCTCCTTTTCGGCTGAGAAGATATTTCCAGATTGCCTGAGCTGTTTTAGCGCTGATCGGGATCTGCCGGTCTTTATTGCCTTTTCCGCCATGCACGACAATCGACTTATTCGCGCTACGCAAATCCGCTCGTCGGATAATCAACTCGCACAGTTCAGTGGCGCGGATGCCGGTATCCAGCAGCAATAAGACAATTGCCGTATTGCGGTCTGCATCGTCCAGGCGGTTGCGGACGGTCTTTCCGGTGGTGGTTTTGTAGTAGGCCGAATAGGACAGCGCGCTGATCACATCGCGAATATCTTTCTCGCTGAGGGGTTGGATAATCGTCTTCTGTGCTTTTGGCCTTTCCACCAGGTGGACGATATTGGCGGGGACGATGCCCTCATTGGATGCCCAGGCCCAGAGGGATGATAATCCAACATGGTAATTGAGTAATGTTTTGTTCGATATTTCCTTTCCTTGAGAGGCTAAAAATTCGATAATCTGTTCGCGTGTAATAGCCGTGAACAGGGGATCGCCGGGCAAAAAATTGACCAGCTTCCTGAACGTGTTTTTATAATCCGCAATGGTATGGGGGGAAAGACGGCGGGCGGTGGCGGCCATTTCGTAGCCGGCGAGCGCCTCAGATAGGGTGAGTTCTGTTTTCAT